TGTGAAGCATTAGAAGGAATTGTAAAGTCGTGTGACAACAATTCGGGTGGTATCTACAAAGTGTGGATAAACCAACAGGATGAAATAGATGAAATCACTTTAGACCCAACATTAACTTGGACGATTGATTCAATTACTTTAGTAACTCCAACGGATTTCACGGAGTTCGAAATTAGAAGAAATACGGGTTCGTATACTGAAGAAGCAGCTATCGACCTTGTAAATGGTTCTTCTTATTATACTAAAACAATTACGTTGATGTTCCATCGTCGTGACCAATCAAAATCCCAAGCAATTAAAGTTCTTGGAGCGGGTCAACAATATTTAGCGGTTATCATTCAAGATGCAAACGGAAAGTATTGGTATTTTCCATATATGCAGTTAACGGGTGCTGCTGAAGGTTCGGGAACGGCTCGTGCGGATGGTTCTAAATATTCCGTTACTTTGACGTCTGAAGAGGAGTATTTATCCTATGAAGTTACTGAAGCTGCTGTAACTGCGGTTATCTAAATCCCTGTTTCTCCATAATAAATGAGCATCCTTCGGGGTGCTTTTTTTTTAAACAAAAAGACGAACTAAATTAATATAGTTGTGATATACATAAATAAAGACGAAGTAAATAATATTGTTTTAACGCTAACTGAAGTAAGCACGTTAACTAATCCTTATTATTTGTTCGTGTTTCAGAACGAAATGAATCCCGAATCAGACCCTATTTTATTCACTTCTCCCGACATTTCTACATATCCTGAACGCTTTAATCAGTTCTTATTAGATGAACCCGTAGATGTTGAATTAAGCAAAGGTCAATATTCTTATTCGGTTTATGAATCACTTATTCCCCCTATAACAATCGAAGATACTACGGGCGAAGTAATCGAAGAAGGTCGAATGGTTGTTTCGGGTGCTATTGTAAATTCAATATACGATTAAATTATGGCTTGGTACGATATATTTAGACAAAGTGAAAAACAAAATATTGAAGTCGTGGAAGGCTATCAAAGTTTTAGCACACCTTTTTATAAAGTGGGCGGTGCAAATCTTGCATTACCTTATGTAAATGGACGCTATCAAGTTGCGGGTTACATTCCATTCGGACAAGATAACCTTTACCCGGAAACATTAAACCAAATGTACTACTCATCCCCGTTACACGGAGCGATAGTAGATTACAAAGTGAATGCGGTTATTGGTGGTGGGTTTACAATTCAAACGGAAAAGCTAACAAACGAAGAGAAATTAGAACTTTACGCATTCGAAAAGAAGATAAAACTAAAAAAGGTTGCAGCGATCGTTACGAAGCAGTTAGTAATTCATAATAGAGTTTACTTTAAATTGTGCTTTTCAGAACGTGGAAAACTTACAAAAGTAGAAAACCTATCACCCGAGAAATTAAGACGTTCTAAAGACGGGAAAACCTACTTTATATGCGAAGATTGGGCTTCAAGAATAGATGTTTTTGAAATCACACCATATCACCCGTTAAGTAATGAATACGAACAACTTTATATATACGAGTTACCTTGCATCGGTCAAGATTATTACCCATTGCCGCAGTATTCAAGTGCGTTAAACTTTGCTTTTTTAAGTGGTGAACTTAGTTATTTAGCTAAATCAAACATTCAAAACGCTGTTTTCCCTTCATTTGCTATGATGTTCCCTAAAAGACCACAAAGCGAAGAAGAAAAAAATGTATTAAGAAGAACCATTGACAAGTTGAAAGGCGCGGAAAACGCAGGAAAAGCGGTTGCGTTCTTTGCGAATAGTGCGGAACAAATGCCAAAGATTGAAAGTTTACCTACTAACTCAAACGATAAGTTATTCCAAGAAGCATCAGCTTTAAACACGGAACAAATTTGCTTTGCTCATACGATTGACCCTATTTTAATGGGTGTTAGAACTACGGGTGCATTAGGTTCGGGAAGCGACATTAAACAAGCGTATGTAATCTTCGAAAAGAACGTTGTTAAACCTTTGCGTGAAATCGTCCAAGATATATTCAACGAATTATTGCATATCGCTAAAGTAAAAGGTGAATTAGTTATTAATAACTTTCAAATCATTAACGAAACGATTGTCGAAGTAGAAGAAAGCGCATCTAAAACAAGTGATGCTTTGAATTCTATGTCACCATTAGTAGCTACAAAAGTTCTTAGTTCAATGACACCGAACGAAATTCGTGCTTTGGCTTCATTGCCGCCCGTTGAAGGTGGTGATGTTGTACCGATTCCAACAAGTGAAACACCCAAAACACCTGAATAATGCTTTACTTTATAACTGAAAACTACCTAAAGACGAACACACCTATAACGGCTAACGTAGATGTAACTGATGTAACACCATATATAGCTACACAAGCACAACTTCGAATAATGCCAATTTTAGGAACTACTTTCTTTAATTATATGCTGAACGTGTATAACACACAAACAGCTAATCCCGATGAAGAAACGCTAATTAAATTTATTCAACCGATTGTAGCTTGGCGAAGTGCTGAAGATGCTGTATTCGGTTTAACATATCAACTTAAAAACAAAGGTCTTCAAACACAAAACGGGGATTTTTCAAGTTCAGTAAGTCAACGTGAAGTAGCTTTCGGAATGGAACACTACGCACAAAAGGCAGCGTTCTTCGAACAACGATTAATTAAATGGTTAATCAAAAACAAAAATCTTTTTCCTGAATTCATATCGGAAACTAATCGTGACACGGATTTAAGACCAATGATTGAATGTCACGGGTGTTCGGGGTGCTGTCACGGAACTTGCAATTATGAAAATGGAAACGGATATAATAACCAAATACTTATATTATGAGTTTAATTGAACAATGGGCGAATAATGTAGGGGCGGTTCGAATAACGAATGGTTCTTGGATGGATGCAATAGCACGAGCATACGATGTTATTCAAGTAAACGATAATATTTTATTAGATATCGCAATAAAATTAAGAGCTTCAGATACAAACGGTAATCTTTATCAGTCTATTGCTTTTAAACTTGCAAATAATCAGAGAATTGAACCATTAAACGGAAGTTGGTTAGAACGTATTGTAGAATTAACAAGTCAAAGATAAAATGATTGATATTAGCAAAGTTTTAGAAATAATCAAAAAGCAGGGAGCAACGGGAGTTTTAGCGATGTGGTTATGGTATACTCATTCCGATGTTCAAGATTTAAAACATCGTTTATATGATTGTTATGGGAAAAATAATAACACGGCTACAAAGCCAATTAATGACACTACTCATTTTGCTATTGTACCAAAAGATGAATTAATAGAAATTGAATGAATTACGATTGGTTAAAACAAGAAAAAGCACCCCGTGTTTTAGTTCAAGCTGTTAAACAACTTGGAGTAACTGAAATAGTAGGCAAAGAACACAATCCTGTTATATTAGGTTGGGCGCGTGAACTTAAATTAGCAAGCGTTTACAATTCAGACGAAATTCCGTGGTGCGGATTATTCATAGCTTATTGCTGTAAAATGGCAGGGTTAGACGTAGTAGATAAACCATTATGGGCGTTATCGTGGAGTAATTGGGGTAACCCTGTAACAGAACCAATGTTAGGCGATATACTAACATTTAGAAGAAATGGTGGCGGACACGTTGGAATCTATGTCGGGGAAGATTTAACGCACTATCACGTTTTGGGTGGCAATCAAGGTAACTCGGTTAGTGTTTCTCGCATAGCAAAAAGTAGATTATTTAAAGCAAGGCGAACGGCTTGGAAGGTTGCACAACCGGTTAACGTAAGAAAAGTGCATTTAGCACCTAAAGGAGTAATAACAACAAATGAACAATAAAATGGCAAAGAAAAAAAAGAATGTAGATGTAGAAATTCAAGTGAATGACGCATCATTAGAAATCAAAAGAGATGAAACAATTAACGAGGTAAATTTAGACACTAAGAATTTAGATGTTAAGGTTACAAAAACGGATGACAAAATCGAGGTGAAAGTCGATGCAGAGAAACCGTTATTGAATTTTGTCGGAAAAATTTTAGGTAGATACATTACTAAGAAATTAAAGTAGTATATTTGTACCATTCTTCATAATTGAATAGGTTAATTGTTAACGAGAACCCTTACTTCGGTAGGGGTTTTTTAGTTTAAAGAAAAAAAAATTAAAAATATCTGAAAAAAAAACTTGCTATATTAAAAAGTATAACTACTTTTACAGAAACAATTAAGAAAAACAATTATGAAAATTCAAGCTAAAGACATCAAAGTAGGAATGACAATCGTACAAGGTTTTCAATCTCTTAAAGTTGAAAAAATAGAACAATCTCAATTAAAGAATGGAACTGCAATTGTAATTGTTAGTGGTGAGTATGAGAATCGAAGTAAAAGTATTACAACTGGAAAATTAATAGTTAGAAAAGGATACACAAGCGAAAAAATTAAACACTTAACACAAGTTAAATTAAAATAACAAAACGGGGGGTGCGCATCCGTAACGCACATTAACAATTAAACATTATGAAAAAACACTTTTACGACTTGTTAGACCAAGTCACACCCGCTAACGAAGAACATAAAGAGTTTTTAAGGGTCATTTCGTTCGGTTTAACGCTGTTTATCGGCACGTTTGGTGCATTACTATCACTTTTTATTTTAATACGATGAGAAAGCCTAAAAAAGCGTCTCCGACTTTGATTGAAATTATTGATTATTGGTTGGAGCAAAAGAAAAACAACACGGGAAGAATGGACATTCAGCATTATATGAAGGTTTGTCACGCAAAAGCACGAACGTTAAGATGGAATGAGAACGATAAAACTTGGACACAAATTTAAAAAGTAGATATATGTTAAAAATAACAAGAGAACACTACGATTTATTACTCAGCACTAACCCTTGTTCAATCTTTGATTACTACAATGTCGATGAAATGCACGGGTTAAATAAAAAAGATTGTCTTGCTCATCCAAATACAAGTGAAGGAAGTTATATCTGTGGATGGGCAAATCACATACCACACGAAGGAGAGTATAATGTATCAGACAGGATGTTTGTGTTCATCAATCTTAATAGATGTAATAGTCACCTTGATTTGATTTGCAACTTGTATCACGAGTTAATGCATTGGGCTGTTAATCACTATGATGAAGATTTGTCCTTTGAAGAAGAAATGATTACAATAGCAGAAATTGAAACAAGAGAAGTTTATGAATTAATAAAGTACTTAATATGAAATATTTCATTATTGGTTTGTCGGCGTTAATTATCGAGATATGTTCTACTTTTTACATAAGGTTTGTAGCTGAAGGCGAAATATACGGAATGATGTTTTTTGCTTTTATAAGCCCGTTTTTAGGTTTGCCCTTTGTTGGATATATCGTAGAATCTAAAACGTGGTTAGAACGCATTAAAATGGCTTTCTCGAGTGCTTTTGGTTATTTACTTGGGTCTATTATTGTAATTTTATTTATTCAGTGATGAAATACAGGTGGATTAGAAAAATAACTCAAACGTATAAGGATAGAACTTATTTAAG